TGCAAAAGGCCGCCTTGTTGAAATGGCACTTACCATTGCGTATGATGCCAAAGTAAATTACAATGATGTGTTTATGCAAGTTCGTATGTGGGATACAATTTGCTTTAATCATCTGTATCACAAGAAAACTGTCATACCACCAAAAACACCTTCAAAGAAATCATCAGCCTATGAAGGCGCATATGTCAAAGAACCACAAGTTGGTATGTTTGATTGGGTTGCATCATTTGACCTTAACAGTCTGTATCCACATTTGATGATGCAATATAATATCTCACCTGATACCATTGTTGAACCGAGAGATTACACACCACAAATGCGACAAATTATTTCGCAAGGTGTCAATGTTGATAAATTACTTCAACAAAAAATTGACCTATCTTCACTAAGTGGTGTTGCATTGACACCAAATGGTCAATTCTTTCGCACAGATAAACAAGGTTTTTTGCCAGAGATTCTTGACAAAATGTATAACGACAGAACGGTATACAAGAAGAAAATGTTGCAGGCAAAACAACAGTATGAAAATGCAAAAACTGATGCAGAAAGAAAAGATTACGGTGACCAAATATCTAAGTTTAGTAATCTTCAGCTCACAAAGAAAGAATGTCTAAACTCCGCTTATGGTGCATTGGGTTCAGAATACTTTCGTTTCTTTGACATTCGGCAGGCAGAAGGTATTACTCTTGCTGGTCAATTGTCTATTCGGTGGATTGAAAACAAAATCAATTCGTATGTAAACAAAATATTGAAAACAGAAAACAAAGATTATGTTTTGGCTTCAGATACAGACTCAATTTATTTGCACCTTGGTGGACTTGTTGAAAGCTTGTTTGATAAGACACAAAGAACAGATGCTGAAAAAGTCATCACATTCATGGATAAAGTCTGTGAAGAAAGAATACAACCTTTTATTGATAAAAGTTATCAGGACCTTGCTGATTATGTTCACGCATACGAACAAAAGATGAAGATGAAACGAGAGGTGTTGGCTGACAAAGCGATTTGGACCGCCAAGAAGCGATACATTCTCAATGTTTATAATTCAGAAGGTGTGCAGTATTCCGAACCTCAAATAAAGATTCAGGGCCTTGAAGCAATTAAATCATCAACTCCTGCGGCCTGCCGTGAAAAAATTAAAGAGTCGTTGAAGATTATCATAAAAGGTTCTGAATCTGAATTGCAAGATTATATTGCTGACTTTCGGAATCATTTTAGAAAAATGCCAGTAGAAGATATTTCTTTTCCTCGGTCAGTAAATGGTATAGATACTTATGGAGATAGTAAAACTATTTGGTCAAAGGGCACACCAATTCATGTGCGTGGTGCTCTAATCTATAATTATATGGTTGACCAAATGAATCTAACCAAGACGGTGCAAAAGATTCAAGAAGGCGAAAAGATAAAGTTTATCTATCTTAAAGAACCAAATATTTTTAAAACTGATGTAATTTCTTTTGTCAATCGTATGCCAAAAGAATTTAGAATTGAAGAGTTTATTGATTATGAGTTACAGTTTGAAAAGTCATTTATTGACCCACTCACAATCATACTTGAAAAGATTGGCTGGAAAGCCATAAAAACAAGTTCATTGGAGGATTTCTTTGGCTGATGAGTTTACATATGAGGTAACACCTCTATTTCCAATTCCAATTTTCAATACAAAAATTCAACCAGTCACAAATGAAGTAAAACAATTTTTGTTTAATGTGGAATATGAAAGAATGTTTGTAGGTAATGGCTATTATTCTACTGACAAATACATTCTACATAAACCAGAGTGCAGGCCTTTGTATGAATCAATCATGTATAGATTAAAATTGTTTACACATGACTTTCTTCACATTACACCTGATATTGAATTTGAAATGACCAATTCATGGGTTGTAAAGCATGACAAAGGAGATTGGAGCCAGGCACATATTCATACTAATTGCTTGTTGAGTGGTGTTGTTTATCTGCAAACTGATGATAAGTCTGGTAAAATTGTTTTTAGAAAAGAAACAAATTATCCAAATCTATTTCCAACTGGTGTAGATGTTGATTTTACCACATGGAATGTTTTCAATGCAAGGATGTGGTCGTTTCAACCACATGATAATGAAATGTTTTTGTTTCCCTCCACTTTACTACATTCGGTAAATAAGAATGAATCAGACTTTGAAAGATATTCGGTGGCATTTAACTTCTTTCCAAGAGGTAAACTTGGCACAAAAGAGTTTGAATTGCAATTATAAGCTTGACAAAGAGTTAAATATGAAGTATAATGTAGAAAAACTTGGAGATAATATATGAGTTTACTTGATAAGTTAAAAAAGAATACGACAATTAAAGATTCGTCTATTCTTGCCAAATCAAAATTCTTTACCGAAAAAGATGTAATACCAACGGATGTGCCGATGGTCAATGTTGCACTATCGGGTTCGCTTGAAGGCGGTTTGGTTCCTGGGCTGACAATGTTGGCAGGCCCATCTAAACACTTCAAAACAGCATTTGCTTTGTTGCTCGCTTCATCATACATGAAAAAGTATAAAGACTCTGTTGTTCTGTTTTATGATTCAGAGTTTGGCACACCACAAAAATATTTTGAAACTTTTAATATTGATATGGATCGTGTGCTTCATACGCCAATTACTGATATTGAAGAATTGAAACATGATATTATGAATCAATTACAGGGTCTTGATAAAAATGACCGTGTGATTATTGTCATTGATTCAATTGGTAATTTGGCCTCTCGTAAAGAAGTTGAAGATTCGCTTGAAGGTAAATCTGTTGCAGATATGACAAGAGCAAAACAAATCAAATCACTCTTTCGTATGATTACACCACACCTTACAATCAAAGATGTGCCAATGGTGGTTGTCAATCACACCTATAAAGAAATTGGTATGTTTCCAAAAGATATCGTTGGCGGTGGCACAGGTTCTTATTACTCTGCTGATACAATTTGGATTATTGGCCGTCAGCAAGAAAAAACTGGTGGTGAAATCACGGGCTACAACTTTATCATTAACATTGAGAAGTCTCGGTTTGTTCGTGAAAAATCTAAAGTGCCTATTACTGTTTCATTTGATGGTGGTATTCAAAGATACTCTGGTTTACTTGAAATTGCTCTTGAAGGAAACTTTGTTGCAAAACCGGCCGCAGGTTGGTATGCAAAAGTAAATCAAGAAACTGGTGAAATTGCAAGTGAGAAATATCGTGAGGCTGATACAGGCACTAAAGAGTTTTGGGCTGATATTCTCAAGAGCAAAAAATTTAAAGAGTTCATTAAACAAAAATACTCAATCGCATATGGTAGCATTCTTGGAGAAGATGAAGTTTTGGAAGAACAAGAAGTCTAATTACAAACTTGTTGAAGCCAAAAACGGAATTACTTGTATTGAAATCACATCAGGAAAATATTCTGGTGTGATTTATTCTTATGGTATGGTCAAATTCAGCGAAGAACTTGGCATACCAAAGTTGAAGTTTGATTATGAATTGTTGCAAACTGGTGATTATGATGTAGAAGCCTTGAATAATGACCAAGAATTTGTTACAATTATAGGTGACATCCTGACTAATATCATTATTGAAAATGAACCGATTAGAACAAATAATTCTCAAGAATTTGATTTACAATGAAGAGTATACTCGTAAAGTATTGCCGTTCATTCGTGCTGACTATTTCTCTGACAACACCGAACAGATAGTTTTCAAAGAGGTTTTTGCGTTTGTTAACAGATATAAAAATCTACCATCAAATGAAGCTCTCATCATTAACTTTACAGAGAGTAAAGCTCTTACTGAACCACAAGTAAAATCTGCCATTGAATTGCTCAAAGAAATTGAGCAGTCTAAAACTGAACCCGTTGAAATTAAATGGCTAACAGAACAAACTGAAAGGTTTTGCCAAGATAAAGCCATCTATAACGCCATCATGGAATCTGTTTCAATCCTTGATGACAAACAAAACAAAAGAGCAAAAGGTGAAATACCAAAACTTCTTGCAGATGCTCTTGGTGTTTCATTTGACCAACATATCGGTCACGATTACATTAATGATTATGATGCACGATTTGATTTCTATCACAAAGTAGAAACAAGAATTCGGTTTGACCTTGATATCTTCAACAAGATTACAAAAGGCGGGCTGCCAATTAAAACATTGAACATCGCTCTTGCGGGCACTGGTGTTGGTAAATCGTTGTTTATGTGTCATGTGGCTGCTGGCTGTTTATCACAGGGCCACAATGTGTTGTATATCACACTTGAAATGGCAGAAGAAAAGATTGCAGAGCGAATTGATGCTAATTTACTAAACATTGATTTAAATGAATTACACACAATCAGCAAACAAGATTATGAACGCAAGTTTGAGGCACTTAGAAGTAAGGTGCAAGGTAAACTTATCATCAAAGAATATCCAACTGCATCAGCATCTGCGCTACACTTCCGTGCATTGTTGAATGAGTT